GAATCCATTAATTTATAACTAATAGTGGACATCATTAATTATTTAATTAATTAACAAAATATATTTAAATACATTTAAATATATTTCATGAATATATGAATCCGTATAATTTGAATACTAATTTGAATACTAATTTGAATACTAATTTGAATACTAATTTGAATGACAATTTTGAATTGAACATGTTACAAAATTCGATTGCTAATTTAAATAACTATATTCGAAGTGTTAATTCAAGTATTGAATATCTAAATAATACAAGTGCCAATATAAGATATATGCATGAACATATAAATTATTATTATCATGCTAATAATTTTCAAGTATTGGTAAATAATACGGGAGTGATTGCAAGACAAAATAATAATAATAATAATAATAATAATAATAATAATAATGAATTTACATACGAATACTTTCAAGAATTATCATTGCATAATTTAAAAAATATTATTGTTAATAATATTACAGAATGTAGTTTTTGCACATTATGCAACCCATTAAATGACACATGCACTATTACGCATGAAGAATTTACACAACAACATAGCGTAACTAAAATTAATAGTTGTGGACATATTTTTAACTCTAAAGCAATTAGTGATTGGCTTATTACACATCAGACGTGTCCAAATTGTAGATATAATATATTATCTAATTCAAATATTATTTCTTATAATGATCAAGATAACAATAACAAATTATTTTTTAATATTGATGAGCTGTTAAAGTATTTATTATTTATACATCAATAGTTCTAAATAATATAATATAGTTATAACGTTTAGCTATTAACTTATTTTTTTCTAACATAATTTGCTTTTGTATATTTTTCCTATTTTTACTAAAAGTTTCAAGTTTTTTTTTTGATTCATTATAAATGCTTGGATTTGTTTTTAATGACTCTTTATAATTTGTATAATTAATTGTTTCTGTTTTATACAACTCTTCTAATTTAGAAATTTTTTCAAATTTTTTTCGTAGCTCAATACATAACTTATTGGCATTATTTTTTTTTAAATAAGCAATTTTATGTAAATTTATTAAATAGTTCTTATTAATATTGCATGCATTACAATAATTAGTATTTTTTTGTAAATTATATAATTTACAAATATGCATAGGTGTGTTATTTTTGTTTTTGTTTTTGTTTTTATTTAAATCATAATAATTAACTATAGTGTTTGGACTATTATTTTTTTCAGATAAAATAATAGTAGAATGAGTTTTGGTATTACTATTATTTTCTTTTAAATATGAATTTAAAATAGTAATAGCTTCTAATAAGCCATTCATTTTATATTTATAAAAACCTTAGATTAACTAAGTATAAATTTTTATATAATAATTATTATTCATATTTATAATTAGATTTTCTTCGTAACAATGCACCAAAAGGACTCCAATAAGGTAATAGTATTGGTTTTTGATTTATTAGTGGTAATAATTTTTTAGGAACATATTTTTTATCCACAACTATTTCAAAAGTAAAATCTTTAAACCATGATTCTGACATGTAATAATTTCCATCGTAATTTACGCTATCATCTTTTTCAAACATTTTATCTCCCCAAGAATTTTCAACAAGAAAGCCATTTGTTTTTGAGTTATTTAAGTTATAACCTTTTATAACCATAGCATGAACAGGTGCTGTTTGTCTATAATTTAAAGCATCACATTTATTCATAGAATTATTAAATCCAAAAACAGAATCATAGTCAAATGCTTCTGCATCCATAAAACTATTTTTATGTGAAATATATTTATCAATATCAAGACCAATCCAAACAGCTTCTTTATTGTCTATTGATTTTTTAGTGGCATCAATTAAATATTCTATTGGGGCATTTATTAGACCACGACGTTTTTCTCCTAAAACATCAAATGACATTTCAATATCATATTGTTTAAAAAATGGTGCTTCTTTACATGGATAATTTATTAAACATATTTTATTTTTAGCATTATATGGAACATATTTTTTATAAAAATGAAGAGGACTAATATTTTTTATAAGTTTGGCTTTCTTAGACTGGTCTTTGTCCTTAGATTCTTCATAATATTCCCAAGTTATTTTTGTCGGAGGTTCTCCCAAAAATACAACCAAAATTTTATAGCATTCTAATAACATACTATTTAATAAATTATTTCTATTTTTAATAAGCTCGTTTTTTGGCGTGGTTTTGATTTTATGAGCACATTTGCGTAAAAAGTCATTATAAAAATTTTTCAGTTCTTCTGAGTTGGTACTATGAAAATTATCGTCCATATTTGTTTTAGGAACAATACCATATTTTTCAATTAAATTAACAAATACATTCCAACGACCACCATCATCTGTTAAATTGTCTAATATATGTATTAATTTTACAACTTTATCATTTGATGTTATTGTTTCTATATTTACATCATAAGTATCAATTATATAACTTAAATAATAATTTGCTTTTTCTAATTTGTCATAAAAAAACAAAAAATTTTGTGAAAACTCAAAGTCGGGTGACAAGCTATACTTTTTAATCATTTTATAACGAATAATATTTAAAAAAGCAAAAATCCAACAACGACCACTTTGTTTTTGGTCACTAATTTTTGAGTAAACATCAATTATGTTTGTAAAAATTTTTTTTTTATCTTGAATATAGTCACTTTTTAATAACACATTTTTTAAATCTGTTTTTGTATTAATATTTTTTATTATTTTATTTGTTTTATTTTTATTAAATTTATGTGAAAATTTAGAGATTACTTTATTAGTTAATTTATTAACCATATATAATTATATTATATATAATATATATTATATATAATATATAACTAATATAATTGCTATAGTAATATTGCTATATTAGTAATATTAGTTATATTATTTACATTCTTTTAAATAACTATCAAATAATAAGCTTTTAATTTCCTTACATTTTAGTTCTTCCAGTTTTTTTTCAAATTTTTCTTGTTCTGGCCATTTAGTTCGCAATTTTTCTAATTCATTATACCAAGACTGCAATGTAACACCTCTCTTTTTTTTAAACTCACTCATGTTTTCTAAATTTAACGCGTAAAGTTGCAATAATGGTTTCATAATTTGATTGCTAATATAATGACCATAATCCAATTTCAAATTATTTTGAATAATAAAATCAGGTGTTTCTATTTTTTCACCTTGAAGTGCTTTTTTATTAGCATTTACAATATATGCATAATACATTCTATCACCTGAACTTGGTTTATTCCCAATATCTCTTTGTCCAATTCGCTCAGCTAAAACTTTGTGTGCTATTTGATTTGGATTCTTATAATAGCTTCGTAAAGATTTTGTTACTAATAATTTTTCAATTGAATATTGTCCAGCAATCAATTTTTCAAGACTCTCATTTAAAAATTTAATTGATTTGGTAATGCTCTTTTCTTTCATAATAATATTTACAATAGTTCCATATATGTCTTTAACTAATGGAGCATTATCTCTTCGTTTAAGCACAATACCCATATATTTTAGTTTGCCTTTTTCTATATTTTCTTCATATAATATACCCACATACCGTTTTTTTGATAATAATATCCAAGGCCAAAATGTTTTTTCGTATTCTAAATCGTGTGGTTTTTTAAGAAATTGACTTGCCAAATTGCCTGCTTTTTTTGCTAATTCAATCGTATAAATAAGTGCTTGATTATTTATGATTTTTTCATTGCTAATTGGATCTCGTAAATTAAATTTGAAAAATACTGAATCAGTATCACCATATACACATTGTGCTGTTGCTTTTACAATTGTTCCATCATCCAATGTTACTAAAACATCATTATAACATTCTTCAATAATTGCCCTTCCATAAAATAATAATTTACGACCAATTGCAGTTGTTGATGCAGCAACATCACCTTCATAAAATGCGCTTGTGATTGCACCCATTTGACCATATAATGAATTTGCTGTTACTTTAATGCTTAGTTGTCGTTTATCTAACACATTTTTCATAAAGTCATCTTTTTCAAGTAAAATTAATTTTCGGGTTGCTTTTCGTGCTGCTAACAATTCCTCTAAAATAGCAGGCATAATAGCTTTTCCATCTTTATCGGGAAACTGAGCAAATCTACAAATTTTATAGCCAATAATTACTTTTTTTTCAGCTGCTTTAGGAGTTGGTCGCATATATTTATAAGTATCATATTTCACATCAATATATTTATAACCCAAATCATATAAGTTGTCGTAACTATAGTCTCCGTTTTCAGATTTTTCCCCTGTTTCTTTAATTAAATTATTACTTAAATCATATTCTTTAGTCCATACTTTTGAGTCATGTGACAAATTTTCGGAAATAATAGAAGACGGATAAAGAGAGCTGTAATCAACACATGCAACCGGTTCTTCTAAATATATACCTGTTTTTGGTGTAAAAACATGTGCTCCTTCATAACCTCCGCCTGTTTTTTGCTTATTTACAACAGGCATAAGAGTATTTTTTTCTCCACATTTTTTAGAAACATAGCTTTGTAATTTAATTCCTTGGCCTCGCAATAATAAATAACTTAGTGGAACATCACATAAATTAGACATTTCTACTTTGTCAGTAATTACATCTACTTTTAATAATAACCAAATAACATTGTCACAATCTGCAAGACAATATTTACCAACAGTCCAACGATCATAATCAGAACCATTTGCAAGCTTAAATATTTCTTGTGGAGACACATCATCTTTTGCTAATCCCCAATTATATTTATAATTGTTTAAATCAAGTTCTTCAAGTCCATCGATTATAAACCATTGCTCATTTTTATTTATTTCAATAATCTCAAATTTTTTACCCTTTTTATATAAATTATTACTGAATCCTTGTTCGTCAAACTTTATAAAACTTCCCACACTAATGCCAGTAAGATTTTTACTATATATTTTTGTGCTATTATTTTCACTATTTAGCACAATTTTAGTAATAACATCACTAATAAAATAGCTTGATGTGAAGTCTAATTTGTTAGAACTTAATGTAAATTCTTTACGAAAAATGACACACATATCTATAATAATGCGACCAGGCATTTTTATAAATTTCAAGTTATATTCTCCACTGGCTAAAACAATTTTATTTGTTTCAATGTCACTATAATCCTTTGTGCAATCTACTTTGTTTTTAGCCAATTTATCTCTATATTCAGCACGCCAATCATTTGAAATACATATTTCATTTTTATTTCGTGAAAGTTTGAGAAACTCATTCACACAATTAAGCTCTTTTGACCTTTTATACATAAATTCAAAATCAAATCCAGTAATATTATAGCCTGTAATAATATGCGGATTTTCGCTATTAATAATTTTTGTAAATGTTAATAATACTTCTTTTTCGGTTGTGCGCTCTAATACAATAACGCTGTTTTCTTGTGCCCATAATAAATATTTATCTGGAATTTTACAACCACCTTTGACAATAATAATACGTTTATATGGTTTTTCTTCTGTATAATTAATAAAACTTAAACCAATAAATGTAACTATGTCACCTTCTAATGCTGGAAAGTTAGTATTGGCAAATGCTTCTGTTAGCTTTACTAATTTTGTAGCATATTCACAGCTATTGTCCTTAATTAATTCTATTAATGTACAATCTTTTTTATAATCTTTTATTTTAGGTTTTCGTTTGTTATAACTAATAGCATCATCATTACTTAAATGATTATCATCATCGCTTGTGTCGTCTTCTGTTTCTGGTTCTGAATCACTATATTCTAAAACTTCATCACTGTTTATAGTATTATTAGACTTTGATGGGTTATAGTTTGTTAATTTATCTATTAAAATTTCCAATTCATCTAATGTAATACCTGTTTTCTTGGGATATACTTTTTGTATATAATTTAACTTTTCTTGTGTTAAATCAAATGCGCTTAAAATCTCGCTCTTTAAGTTATTAAAATCATAATTATGTTTGAAATTTTCAGAACTTGAATTGTAATTTTCCAGTATATTTGTTGCTAACTTTTTATAATTTTTAATTGGAATAGGAAAATCCCCATGACTACTACTGGCCTCAATATCAAAGCTACATATGTTATATTTTACCAATGTCTCTTTTTCCTTATAATTATAAATATCTTCATAGTTTATTGAGTATTCATAACAGCAATTTGTTGTTTTATTGTTAACTGTTCGCACTTTATTTGAAGGCATCTTAATCCATCCACTTGGGCTAATTTGTTTTTCATGAAAGAATTTTAATAATGGTGGAATGTCTGCTTCATATAAATAACAATGCGTTGTTCCAATGTCATCACTATATTTATATCCTTCCTCTTTTAATGTTCTTTCAAAATGACCAGATTTACTTGTTTTATCATCATAAAATATTTTTTTTAATTTATTATATGCACCACTATTAGTAAATAATATTTTAATAAAATTATGTAATTTCTTGTTGTCAAATCCATATAATTTATGTCTTTTTACAAGTTTGCATTCCACAATAGAATCTTCATAATAATTTCCCACTATTTTTTTTAAATGACCCATAAATTCATTTTTTCGTTGCTCATTCCATTCTTGATTAACCATGATATAGAAGAATGGATAAAAATTTTCTATAAATATTGAAGCTGTTTTATTTGATGAATTTATTCCAAATGCTTGAATAATAAATTTTTTATTATCTTTATAAGGATTGCCTTTACTATTTTCTTCTAACACATTATAGTCATAGCATTTGAAACATTTAAAGGTTGTCATAATAAATAATAGACTATTTAATTATTAGTCTTTAAATTTATAATGAACTTTCAATTTTTTAAATTATACAAATTATACAAATAATACAAATAATATATAATAATATTATATATATGTCAACTATTCCCAAATTAATTTTTATTGTTCCTTATAGAGATCGTGAATTTGAAAGAAACCATTTTTCTATATATATGAAATATATAATGGAAGATTATATGCCCGATGACTACGAAATATACTATAGTCATCAAACGGATAACAGAATGTTTAATCGCGGAGCAACAAAAAATATAGGGTTTTTGGTTATGAAAGATAAATATCCTAATGACTATAAAAACATAACTTTTGTATTTAATGATATTGATACATTACCATCAGTAAAAAATATGTTTAATTATATAACACAACAAGGAATTGTAAAACATTTTTATGGTTTTACATTTGCTTTGGGTGGTATTGTCTCAATAACTGGTGCTGATTTTGAAAAATGCAATGGATTTCCAAATAATTGGGGATGGGGTTTAGAAGATAATACTCTTAATGATAGAGTATTAGAACACTCATTAATAATTAATAGAGACCAGTTTTGCCATATTAATTCTAAAAATATGATACATTTACACGATGATCCAAATAGAATAATTAACAATAAAGATCCATTATCTTATATTAAAAAACAATTTTATGATAACTTAAATACTATAACTAATTTAAATTATATTATTGCTAATTATAATAGCAATACAAATAGTATGAAACAAAATGAATACGTTATAAATATAATTCAATTTCAAACATTAATTAATGATAATAATAACACTTATTATAAACAAAATATGGCTTTAGAACCAAAATTATATGCAAACAAAAATAACTATATAATAAAAAGACATGTTAAACCAAGATGGCTTCTAAATAGTAACTTTAAATAATCAAGTTTTCTTGTTATTCGACGGACACCACTTTTGCCAAATTTCGTGGTTTATCTGGATTAATATGCTTACTTACTGATACTTCATATGCCAATTTTTGTAAAGTAATTATATATAAAATTTCATTATAATAGTCAAGATTTATTAATAGTATAAATTTGTCTTGATTTATTTTTAATTCATCTATAACAGTTTGAGAATTTGTTATAACAAATATGTTGGTTTCTCGTGCTATTATTTCATAATATGTTGATTTTAAGTTGTTATAATCCTTACTATTATTTACATCTATTAATAACAATGTTAAATTGCTTGTATCAAGTAAAGCAAAAGGCCCATGTTTTAATGCACTTCCACTAAAACCCTCACAATGGATATAACAAACTTCTTTTATTTTTAGTGCACCCTCACAAGCTATTGGATATAGCTTATCTTTACCTAATATAAATATACTTGTTATAGAATTAGCAATTATAAAATCTCTCAATACACCAATTTTATTCATAAAATTTATATTATATAACAGTTGTCTAACACTATTTGGTAAGATTCTAAGGCTATCTATTTTTTTTATATTATTATAATAATCATTATTCACAAACCACATACTTAGTAAGCTTAAAACAACTAACATGCTTGTAAATGATTTTGTAGAAGCAACACTAATTTCACTTCCTGCATTTATATATATTCCACAATCAACTTCGCGCGCTATTAATGAGTCAACCCTATTTATTATACCCAATGTTACACACTTCTTTGACTTACAAATTTTCAAACAATTATATACATCCATTGTTTCGCCTGATTGTGATAAAAATATACATAGCGTTGTTGAATAATTTTTAATATTTGGTAAAATATTTTCATTAAATTCACAAGCATTAACACTTTTAACGCATACAAAGTGTTTGATTTCATTTAAATAGTGCTCACCTAATAATGCCGCATTATAACTTGTTCCACAACCAATTATATAAATAAATTCAATATACTTTATAATATTGTTTATATTATCTAATCCTCCCAATTTAATAATATTATTATTAATACGACCACCATAATTATATGCTTTTTGTAGTGTTTCCGGTTGTTCCATTATTTCTTTAATCATCCAATGACTATAATACCCTTTATTTTCAATTATATTTTCATAACATACTTTTTTAATATTATAATTATTTAAATCATGTACTTCCTCTTGTTGTATAATAGGATTTATTGTATCAATAACAGGTAAAGATATATTATTTACTAAGTTAATATAGTTAGCATTGCTTATTTTAATAATATTATTGTCTTTTAATGGAATATAATCACTTATTAAACCCACAAAGCCATTTGTTTCTGAAGTACATATTATAATATCATTATTGTATCCTAATAATAATGGAGATCCTTTTCTTGTTACATAATATGTATCTAACTGTTTAGTATAAATAATTACAAGAGCCCATGTTCCTTCTAATTGACTTAGTGTTTTTTTTAGTGCTTCTTCAATAGTACATTCCATAACTATAATATAATATTCTATTAAATTAGCAATAACTTCGCTGTCTGTATCACTATAAAAATTATAATTTTTAGATATTAAAAACTCTTTTATGACCATAAAATTATTTATTATACCATTATGAACCAATATAATTTGCTTATGCTGTGATATATGAGGATGTGCATTAGAGTCGGTCTTTCCACCATGAGTTGCCCATCTTGTGTGTCCAAGTGCTATTTTAGAAAATAATTTTTGCTTGTATTGTTGTTGTTGTTGTAAGTCATTTGTTTCATATAATAATTGCACTAAATCAAAACAATCGTGTTTTAATGTTGATGCTTTTTTAATTATTTCAAATTTGCTTGTCATGTCATTATAATAACATATTCCAATTGAGTCATAGCCTCTGTTTTGTATTAATTCTAAACTATTAAAAATATGTTTTAGTGCATTTGCTGTTTTTTTAGAATATATAAAAGTTATTCCGCACATAATATAATATAAAAATTTTTATATTTATATTATAAATTTTTGTTATTATAAATTTTTGTTATTATAAATTTTTATTATTATAAATTTTTGTTATTATAAATTTTTGTTATTATAAATTTTTGTTATTATAAATTTTTGTTATTATAATGTTATATTTAAAGACTACAAATAATGGCCTTGTCCTGTTTTAAATATTTTAAAACGAGGTGTATAAGGAACAATATTAGCATAATTTACTTGTGTTGCTAAAGGGGTGCCATTACGTATATCTTCTCTTAAATCTTCTATACATTGTTGAGATAGCCTATTGCGTCTATTTGACCTAACTACATTAGCAAAATTTTGTCTTACTAATGTATTGTTTGTAAAACTACGACTATCTTTTGCAGAACTATGTTTATTTGCATTTATTTTATTTTTTATTATATCTTCTACAGAATTATTACATTCTTCGTCTATTTGGTATTGGTTAATAAAACCACGACCAACTATTACATTTGCATCATATGGTTTAATAGATAATAGCTTTGGAATATTATTTAATCCAATAAGTCCTTGTATCATTTTTCGCGATAAATTACTACCATTTTTCTCAGGAATAATTATACTATTTGATGTCGAAGTGCTTGCGCCCGGTAAAAGTTCAATTGCTTTTGATAATGTATCATTATTACTTGGATCTCTAATAATTTCAATATTATTATTTGGATATCTATAATCGGGATTTGGATCTGTATCTGGATTATGGTATATGTATATACACTCTACATCCGTAAAATCACGACTCGGTGTTGTATAAATTAGACTTGTAAAATTTACAGAATAATTATTTATTATTTCATTATAATTTGGATAATTGTAAAGTATATTAAAACTAAAAGGAACATTAAAATATACATCATAATTAAATCTTACATCTAAAAGAGCAGGTTTAATTAAATTATAATGGGTGGTCTTCAATGTCTCTATTGTTGTGTTTCTTTTATTAATATAAGTACTTGGAAGACTGTCATTTATTATAGTAAAATTAATTAAAGTCGTATCATAATTATTAGCACTATTGAAGTAACTAATATTTGGTATAAATGTTGTTGGATTAGTTGTTGGACTCGTAAAAGCAAGATTATTAAAGTTATTATAATAATTTCTTAAGCCTGAAAGATCAAAAAAATTGCTAAAATTAACACTAAATATTTTGTTAGCACTTGTGTATATATTATTAATAGTAATATGCTTCAAATGTCTATTATATGACAACTCTATATCATATAAATATTGATTATCTATGTATTCTTGAAGAGTGTTATAATTTTTTTTTACATTAACCGAGTCATAAAATGCAGTTAAATTTATATTTTCTACAAAAGTTATTTTATCCATAATAGGTGTAAAATGAGTATGTCTATATATATCACTTTGTGTAAGTCCTGTTGTAAAATTTCCCAAAGATAAATATACAATATATGGTTTCAATATTTTGGTTGTAAAATTAATAGGATTTTGGGGTGTTGAAACTTGTACATTTGAAAAATATATTGTATTATTATTATCAAAAATAATTTTGCTTTGTGCTTGTTTTAATATACTAAAATTATTTGTTCTTATTAAAAAAGTATCAAAACTTATTGTTAATGTGCTATTAGTAGCAAAATTTCTTAAAGTTATAACATATTCTTTTATTTCATCATAATTAGTGTATTTATTATATATATTATTATAAATAGGGGAAAAATCAGATAAATTGTCAACTTTTCTTAGTTGTGATATATTAGAAATATCACTAAGTCTACGAAAACTTACATCGCTATCAAGATAAAGATTATTATGAGCTGAATTAATCTTAAAGTATAAATTATTATAACATATATCATTAGTTGTGCCAAAAAAATTGTAACTATAATCTCGTGATATATAGTCTTTTATATTAATTTTATAATAATCATAATTTGGATTTGTTGGATTATTTATAGTATTATTGTTATAAAAATTGGAACTGCTATTACTATAAATGTTATTAAAATGATAATTTAATTGAAATGCTAAGTTAATATTCAAATTGGAACTTGTTTTTGTATTTAATAAATAATTATTACTAAGTTCGTAGTTATTTATATTTGTATTTTTAACAAATAGAATTTTTCCATTTTTTTTGTTGTTATCAGTAAAAAGAAATTTTATGTTATTTTTAATATTATTTAATGTTAATAAACAATTTATAGAGGTTCCATTCTTATAACTTAATATTATATTATTTGTATAATTAGGCAAATAAGGTAAGCGGGTATTTACAGCATTGAGCACATCATAATCCTCGTTTGCACCATTTTCACCAATGTTACCGCTTGTAACTGAAATTACATGTGTTTTTAGCAATATTTTGGTTCCCTCATTAAATGTATTTATCTTATTTTGTGTTAAAATAATATAGTCGTCATTAGTGGCTGTTAATTTAATAGACATAATATTATAGATTAATAAATATTAATATATAATAAGCTTTTTGTTATTTAAAAATAACATTATAATATTCGCAATATTCATAATATTCATAATATTCATAATATTCATAATATTCGCAATATTCATAATATTCATAATATTCATAATATTCCTAAAGTTATGATAGTACATCAGTATTATTAAAATACCAATTAGATGATAAATAATCTGTTTTAGAATTATTAAGATTACTTTTTTTACTTGTTTTAAGATTCGGTCCGTTATACATAAGTGAATTTATTTCAAAAGTTCCGACAGCATAATTATAATATTTTAAGTTAGAAATAGCACCATCAAATCCACCATTGTAATTTACATATAAATTATCATAATTTTGCTTAATAATATTTGATAATTTATGACGTTTTGTTAAATTACCATTGATGTAAATATCAACAATATTTTGCGATGTCACTCGAATTACAACACATACCCATTTTTTAATAGGAATACCATCTACATATATATCATCGTAATAAGCATTATTATTATTTTCATTATTATGAAAAACATTTACACGAACAAGCATTCCTAATAGAGGAAACTTCTCAAGTAAATTATCACTCAAATTTTTCTTTCCATTGTATAAATATACACCTGGACAATTATTTGGACCAAATAATCCACTTCCTCCTTCTCCTTGCGAATTGGGTGAAGATCCTTTATTAAAAATATGCTTAAAATCAATTGTTTCTTTATACTCTGTGTCATTAACATTTATCCAAAATGAGTAAGTAAACTCTATTCCTTCATATTCATTTACACTGCGCAAAATTGGAATCGATGCTCTTTCACCTAATGACTGTGTAATAGTTACTCCATCTTTACCATCTTTTAATCCTTCTATTAAAAATGGTGTTTCTGATGGTGAAAAAAAGTAATATATTAATCTGCTTCCAATATAAAATAATAATGCAAAGCTAATTATTATTGCTAATAAAAATGTAATTTTTGCTATCATTGTATTTGATGATAAAAATTCATTTGCAGAGTTTAATCTTGTTTCTGCTGTATATGGTATTGCTGCATCAATATTTTTTTTTATATTACTAAATATACCTTCTGGTGGATTCAGTGAATTCATAATATTAATATATTAATATATTAATATATATAATATTATATAAATTATATTTCAAAACTACCCTTCACTTTATCATATTCTAAAAAGCTTACTTTTAATCTATATTTATTAAACATTGATTTTGCCAACGATTTATCTATTCCTTCTTTATAAATATTATATGCTTCTTGAGGATTTATGGAATCATTTTCATAGCGAATTCGTGTAATAAATCCTTCAAATCCACTATTAACACCATTATTATTTGCTGCGCCCGTGCCTTGAGACATATTTCCTATATATATATTTTTTTTCTCATTTGTGCTATAGAAATTTTTGTATAATCCATGCATTATAAATGAATTCCGCAATTTTCCATCTAAATATACATCTAATGTTCTTGTATCAATACTTAAAGTTAAGTTGTTCCATTTTTGAACTGGTATATTTGGTATTTTATATCGTGTATAATTTCTCTTAGTTGCTAAAGAACTACTTGTCCCAGACGATGTATTTTTGTCTAAATATGTTTCAATATCAATTAATAAATTATTTTCGTATTTATCTAAAGCAATATTGATGTTTTTAGGTTTAACTTGGTTTAAACTAATATCTTTTTCTACTTTGGTGCTTAGACCAGTTAGCATTGATGATAGTTCGGGTAATGTTGGTGCGCTGGCGTCAACCGACATATATAGTATATTTTTTTCATTTGATATATTATTACCCCAATTGTCTATATAAAACCATACACTTAGTGTAAAATTAGATGAATTATTTTCTGGTATATCTTGTGCCATTATTACATTTGTGTTTGTTACAAATAATGATGATGTTGTATTTTGCAGTGATACAGGTTCTGCAGCATCACACATAATATCATAAATAATATTTGTTTTAAAAAATAAGTTACGAAGTCCCCATATTACCACAATAATCAATATTACAACAATAATAATATTAATTATGCCCATATTAAAATAGTAATATATTAAAATATTAAAATATTACAATATAATTTATAAATTATATATTATAAATTATAAATTATAAATTATTTTATAAATAACCTAAAAACTAAAGTCTAAAATATAAAAAATAATAACATTTATTTTTTTGTTAAATTATATAGTAGTTCAATTGTTTGTGGACTTTTAATACTATCATAATAACTTATTTCTTTTATACTTCCATGTATTCCTTGATTTTCTCCTATTGTTACTTTATCTCCTTTAAAATATGGCATTACATCTTTTTTAGAACCAACTAATGTTCCATCTATAAAAACATCAATGTTATTATTATCGTAATTAATAACAAAAAACACCCATTTTTGATGTTTTATATTTTTTCCTTCATATATAGTATCTAATTGGTCCCCTTTATTATTTACTGTTCTTGATCTAATGATGATAGATTGTGATTTTCCATTATAATATATTACTGGTTTATAAGCATAATTAAATATTTCTGTATCTTTATTATAAGCTATTGATGTATTTGTTGGTTGTGGATTTATGAAAACATAAAAACTTATACTATATGTATAATTATATGGAAATTTATTTATGCTTTTAGGTGGATCATAAAAACTTGTTTTTATATTATATATGCCATTGTAATCATTTTTCAATAATTTAAAATTATAGCCTTTTGTATCGCTTATATTTTCTTGTGTTTGTTTAGTTATTTCTTTGTCTTCTGGTCCTATTTGTGTTGAACTGTCATATGTCTTAAATATTGAATTTTCTTTCTTATCTAAATTTAGGGTCCCTAATAGTGCATCAATTGGGTTTTTAATAATAGAAGTGTTTTGATCATTGTTTTTAGGTATTGCAATATCAATAGTAGAATTAACATTTTTGTTAAGATTTTGATATATACCAATAACTTTCAATTCATTTAAATAATATGGTCCTGAACCTTTTAATAATTTGCTTTTATTCATGGTTCTAAAATATGTGAATAAAAATGGTATTAAAAATAATAATGTAATTAGTAATAACAGTATAAAAAGCAATAAGTATACAGAGTTTGGTGTTAATTTTATATCTTTATTAATTTCATCAACAACAATGACCAACAAACAAGGTATAAAAAAAATAAATTTTTTTAGTATACAAATGTAGTTATAAACAAACATAGCCTTGTCGCTACTGTTTTCACATGTCTCATTTGATGCATTTGATTTTATTGA